TTTCTAAGCGCAGACTTCATTTCTTTCTCATCATTTTCGATTGTTTCTGAAAGTGTAGAAACATCTTCGTCCAATACGCTAATCTTAGATGTAGCTGTGTCAATGTGAATAGGAAAAACGATCCCGTCCTTCCCTGCACGATTTTTTGCAATAAATAGCCGGCCGGCACCGGTGGCTTTTTCGGTTGCCTTTCTGGAAATCGACACTACAAAATCTGCAACCATGGCTTTCCCATATGCTTCTGACATGTTCTCAAGCCCAACAATATCAGAATTTGCAGAATCCCTATTTGCTTGTGATGCAGTCCATATAGGAATATTAAGCTCCATGGCCAAATTTCTTAGCTCCTCATAAATTAGCTTTAATTCGTGTCGTAAAGAGTCATATGACTTGGTGGAGCGCATAATATCTGCGTAATCTACGATTATGACGCTTGGCTTGAAATTACGAAAAGCTAATTTCTCGATATGGTTCCTAATAGACACCACAGATGCGGAACCTGTTGGATACTCTTTGATCATCAATCGGCCAAATCCTTCATTTTTCCCATAGTAGTCTTGAACAGTCTTCTTATGGTCAATTACATCAGACGCTGATATATTACACAGATTGGCATCATATCTCAATCCAACAGCCTGCTCTGTCAACTCAAAAGTGTAGTGAAGAACATTTTTTCCATTCCTCATTGCGTTCGCTCCCATTGCCACAAGCCAATGAGATTTTCCGACACCAGTGTTGGCAACAACGACGCCAATTTCACCTCGTCCCAGGCCACCATTTAAAATTTCTCTCGAATCCAATTCTGCTAAGCCTGTTGGGCAAACGCAACGCTGGATTTTCAAAAATCTCGCTTCCATATCTTCAAAAAAATCGTGACCAGCAGTATTGGGCATCCCAATCGAAACAGCGTTCTTCATTAGAGTAATAACATGCTCAAATTCACCGGTGGTGATCAAATTAACTGATTCTTCAAGGGCTTCTTTAAAGGCCTGTCTTTTACAAAAATCTAGCGCCTTAGCCTTAACGTACGCCAGATCATTTGGGCTCGGGTTTTCTTTCATTCTTATCAAATATGATACTATTTGATCTCTGAGCAAAATATCACCGTCTTCGCTTAGGGCATCCTTAATAATACTAATGAGCAAAACCTGTGTTGGGAAGCAGCGGTACTCAGCAAAGTACGTAAAGTATTTTTCACAAAGATATTCAAGATATCGAAGTTCAAAAAAATCTGAGCGCATAACTTCTACCATCTGCATTGCCCAAGTTTTGTCAGATAACAAGCCCTGCAAAATCTTTTCTTGAAAATTTTTGTTATACTGTGAAAATTGGCCGGATGGAACCGAATCTAATAATGCAATAGTGGATGCCATGATGTTCCTTTTTAATTTAACGCTTTGAAAGTCATAAAGAGCTTATCTGTGTCGAAGTTTTTGATGCAAAGCTGTATTAAGCAGCGCATAAACCCTAGCTTGTCTTTTCGGGGTGTTGCTGCTTCAACAATACCATCTACTTTTTGAACGTGCGAGGCTGAAAGGTTACCATCTCCAAGATACATAAGTTTCCAATTTTTCTTAACAACTTCTTCTCCTGACATGATATTATCATAAAGCTTTAACCTCTTTTGTTCTTGCCGTTCGCGACATAATGTAAGTATATCTTCGACACTCACAAATGAAGAAGATTTAAGTTCAGGAAAACGTTTTGCCATAGCTTTAAACCCCGCTCCAGGGATGCCTTTTAACCCGTCAGATCCGTCACCAATGAAGCAACGAGCTACACAAAAATTAATTGGATGAATACCAAATTTCTCTAAAATAACGCTAGTGCTGAGCTCAGCTTTTTGCCCTGGGGACCATTGCTTTATTTTTTCAGAGACCAATTGATACAAGTCCTTATCGGTGGAGACGATTATACAGTCTTCATCCTTAAAATTTACGTTCACTAATCTTGCGATTATATCATCTGCCTCGCAATCAGAAACATAAAATTGCAAAACAGGAGTGTACCGTAACGTTTTTACAAGCTTTGCTAACTGCTCATTTCGATTAGAGACGGTATCTGGAATGTCATCTGAATAGAAACGATTTAATCTTTCAGGCCGGCGGCCCATCTTATAATTAGGGTCGATCGACCGACGGCGAGGTGAACCACCACCCTCCCAAACAACAATAACCCGATCAGGGTTGTACCTCTCCAGCAAAAGCTGTAGACCTTTCAAGAAACCAACAACACCCCCAACCGGATCGCCGTTATCGCTTAATGATGGGTTCGCAACGAAATGTCTAAAAAAACAATTTAGACCATCAATAATGAGTATCGGTCGTTTATGCATCTAAATCAGGAATGTCATCAAGATTAATCTCCATTGCAGCCGCTCTTACCTCTTCGTAAGCCTCGGTATCTAGATGTGCTTCATTGGGATCTTCTAACTTTCGAATCATACAGAGCTCTAGCAAAGCATCAATGTATTCTTTATATTGAGGGTCTTGCCAGACATCTCTAAAGTCAGCCTTATAGAATTTCTTCTCTAATAAAATTTCGCCTGTGCTAGTGTCAGTAACAGTCAAATTTTTCCAAGCTGACGAACCCTTAATACACACCTCTTTGCCATCAATAATTCCCGCTCCGAATTTACGTAATTCATCAAAAACTTGTTCATGTTCGCGGATGCCTTTTCCAAAATGAATTTCAAATTTGCATGTCCGAAAAGGGGCAGCCACTTTATTCTTGATTGTCTTTGCAGATACGTGGATACCGATAACTTCTTTTTCCTTATTTTCAATTTTCTGGCCAGCTCCGAGCTTAATGCGAACCGACGAATGGAATGGAATAGCTTTACCGCCAGGTGTGGTTGTGGGGTCACCGTACATAACACCAATTTTTGTTCGAGTCTGATTAAGAATTACAAAGAGTGTATTAGTTTGACCTATAACCCCTGTAATTTTTCGCATTCCCTTTGAAATGGCTCGAGCCTGTAGTCCGATCGAATTCTGCTCATACGTTCCGGTCAACTCTGCCTTGGGAGATGATGCAGCAACAGAATCCCAAATGATAGTGATTGGTACATCTTTTTCCATTGCTCTAGCCTTCATAATCGTCGACTCAGCAATGGAAAGTACTTCTTCAGTACAATGTGTATCGACGTAAACAAACCTCTTACTAATGTTGACCCCAAGCAAAGCTAGATTTTCTACTGATGTAGCATTCTCGGTGTCAATATAAACTACGATACCCCCCATTTCTTGGGTGGATCGAGCAATTTGAATAGCAATATGGGATTTTCCAATGGACGGAGGACCAAAAATCTCTACGATACGTCCCTCTGGTAAACCACCATTCGATCTATTTGAAATAATATAATCTAATTGTGCAGAGCCAGTGCTCACCCACCGTTTGACGTGAGTAGGAGATTCATCTTGAGACAAATTATATGCGACCCTGGTGCCGTGCTCTTTATTCAGCGATTTGATTAAGTCGCTGGTAAAATCTTCTGTTTCTTTCTTGTCTTTCTTCTTTGCCATTAAATTTCCCCGTTGAAAGATTATAACATCTTCTCAGCATGTTTTCAAAAAAAGAGGGACCGAATCAGAGATTCGGTCCCTCGGAGATATTCGCTTATTTTTTAGAGACTAAAAACCGTCATCTTCCAAATCAGCGAATGCATCATCCAAACTCTTGAACTTCGACGTGAGCTCGTTGCTATCACCGGCTGTGGTAGTATTGGAGCCCTGAGCGTTGGAAAACCCACGCGAGGTACCTTCTGAGTTTTGGGTTTCAGCATCATCCCCACTCAACCAGTCATTAACAATCTTTGAAAGCTGGTCGTAAGACTTCGCTTCGTAAAGATCGTCAAGGTTGGGCAAAGAGTCTAGCCATTCCTTGGCTTGCTTGGTCGAAGAAGCCAGCTTAGACTGCTTACCTCGAGGTCGAACTTCTGTTGAGGCGTAAAGACGTCCGGGCTGCTTGGTGCAGATAACCTTTACATCTCGACCGTTTGAGGGATCAGTGATGTCGCCATAGTCTTCATCAAGCATAATGTTGAGAAGTGACTGATACACTGTCTTCCCGAAAGCCCAAAGACGAACACCCTTGTCTTCCTCACCACGAACAATAACAGGAGCATAGTAGCGAGGCTTTGGGTAAAGCTTCTTGCAGAGCTCATAGGACTCCTTTGTTCCTTCATCACGAAGAGTGGTAATCAGCTCCTGAATCGGGTCAGGATTGCCAAATTGATAGGGGGCCAAGAGACCTGGATTATTTCCGATGTTATAATAGAACCATCGTTCTGAAAAGGGAAGCCCATCCTCAGTATCGAATGCTAGCATCCGAACAATAGCTTCTTCCCCTTCTTGAGGTCGCCACATCTTATCGCGGCGAGAGTTGGTGCCAGAAAGCTGGCCTAGCTTCTTACGAAGTGCTTCAAAATCAATTGCCATTTTGTAATCTCCAAATTTTTAATATGCAATGTTTAATTTCCCAGTATGGGTATCCCTAAGGACAAGTAAAATTTAATAGTTAAGCTGTCAATGTTCAAATTTATTTTCTTTTTTTATGGGCCTTTGCG